CTCCGCAATTAGCAATTGCTGCTATTATCAATCCGTTGAGATCGAGAAGAGTACCTCCTCTAATTTGGTTGAGCACTTCGCATATTAACACAAGATTAGAGATCCGAGGAGAGAATCTCTTGGCTCCATTCATGCTGCTATAACTCACCCCGGATAGTTTCGAGAGTTCCCTCTTATTAATTGGCAGCTCTTCAAGTTGCGCTGCTAACCATTGATTAAAATACATAGTACCTCCGTATTTTTGTGTTTATTGGTTATCGTTCTTGTTGTGTTTTTCCTTGATACGTAATCTACGCTCCGCTAATGCGTTCTCTCCTGTTGACCTAATCCCTCTCATAAGGAGCATATTATACTCCTCTCTGGTATCGCTCATTACCTCACAAATAGCGAGATAGACATCTATCTTAGGATATCTAGTTCCGTTCATATAAGCACTTAAAGTCTGTTTCTGAATTCCTACTCCCCTGGCTACCTCCTCCAAGGTCATCTCTTTATATTCTGCATATCTGAAAATAAACAATCCAAAGGATGTGCAGTTCATAGGAAGCGTAGGTATCTTCTTACTAGATCTCATACTAGATCCTCCAAGTATCCCCACCATCCACATTTATTAGCCCGATTACAGTGAGGATATCTCACTGCATGCGAAAGATCAGGATCGATTGAAAAGTACACTTCTCTTTTATTACAGGCCGGGCAAATTATGTTCCGTGCTACGTTACCCTGTATCGAGGCTCCGATCTGCTGAGCGAGAGCCCTTCTATATTCTGGATTATGGAATAGAGCCTCCATTCCGCTCTTACTCCCTGCTCTCTTGCTCTCCCATCTCCGATATCTTTTCTTCGGTTCTTCTTTCGGAATATGGGAGTAATCTAACCGTAACAGCCCCTCTCCTTTATTGGCTTTCGTTCTTTGAAGAGCAGAATCTGCTCTATCTGGGAGAGCGTAACGATAATACATTCTAGCGCAATCTGTGAGAGCGCTGCTATCTGGTTCTCCCTGTCCTACTTTCTTATCCCAGAGTTCCTTCGCTGCTGCTGCTGCTCTCTTCCAATCTGTAGCGGGGATAGGCTCCTCGAGAGGTAGAACGATCCTCCACTTCTCTATCTCTGCATTATTAGAAAAGGAGGTATGGGCTATGAAGTGCCAATCGGAGAAAGCAGTACAGTATCCAAACTCCGTTCCATCATCGAGATCGAATACCAAGCAGGACACCTCCAAAGCATGAGCACCCGATCTATTACCTGCGAAGGAAGTAGGACTCCAAAGAGGGAGGCTCTTCTTTTCTCTAACCTTGTACGGGACTGCAGGTATCATTAAGGCTTGGGCTAGTTTTCTAAGATCGAGTTCTGCTTCTAATGGTTTAACTTCATAATGGGAAGAGAAGGTACTAATCTTAAAGCTATTAGGCATCTTCGCTCCTCCATTGGTAGATAGAGAAAAGAGTATGGGCTTCCTCCATCTCTCCTGCATAGTAGTCCTCACTAGAGAGAGATACTACTCGGTTATCATCTACCCAGATCTCGCTCTGCGTAATGATATCGAGAACCATCTTAATAAGATTATCGATATCGGGCTTCTTCGATCTCCATATTCTACCCTGAGGTAGTTCTCCCTTAACTCTTAGTAATCTCTTCGTTCGAGGATGGATAAATGTTATTTGTATTCTGAGAATCCCATCGAGCGGAGCCCAGTTCTCTCCCTTTGCTGCTTCTAGATGCTTAACCTGCTCTTCCTTGTACGTTCTCGAAGTCTGAGCAGTATACGCTCTACCAGTCCTAGTAAAACGAGGCCTCCCCATCGCTACAGGAGGCCCTTGGAGGATACCTTGATATTCTAGTTTCCACATTATACTCTCTCCATTTCTATCATCTTGGAGAGTTTATTATACTTCGTTTTCCAGTTATCACCACTCAGCATCTCACATAATCTAACCAGAGCTACTATGCTAGGTTGTGTATCTCCTGCAATCCACTTAGAGATAGCGTTCTCTGTAACTCCGCATACCTCAGCAATATCCACGATTGCATAATCACTACTCATAATGTATTGGTGTAGTATTCTAGCGAACTGCGGATCCTTAATAGCGCTATACTTGGACCGAGCCCAGGCTACAGCCTCCTCCGGTTTATCCTCGAATACCTCTCTCCGAAGTATTAGCCCATTTATCTCTACCTTCGCTTCCCATACCCAAGAGCAGTAGATAGGGCTCCAAATCTTGCATATCTCCCCTATCTGTTTTACTGCATTTAATAGAGCAAAGTTATCAAGGTAGATTGGTCTGGGTGGTGTTCTCCGCTTACTCATCTTTCTGAGTGCTGTTCTTCCATTCTCTTTAACGTATCTTCTTCGGTGCTTATTCATTGTAATCTCCTTTATTTAGTTTGAAATAATTTCCATCAATACATAGAAGTGGTGTTCCATCAGGTATTTTGGTTAGATCTTCTCTAGTCTTTGATATGAACATGACCCCCTCAGAAGTATATTTAAAATGGTATACATATCCATCAGATACTACCCATTCGGCTTTCATTTTTACGGCTGCTTGGAAGATTTCCCACGAAAATTTCTTTGTAAGTTTAATCATTATTACCCCCATAGTTAATTACTGTTTCTACTTTTAAAGTGATTCTATATTCCATCATCTGATAAGCACCCCTTTGTTTTTCTAATCTGTTGTACTCATGGATATCTAATACCTCTGCACTATATGTAAAAACTCGGATATCGTTACGCTTAAGCCCTTTTCTAATGAGGGATTGTATTGTTTGAGCACCGAAAGTACGTAGAAGTTTTTCCTTAGATGGAGGAATACTATCCTCAAACATATTTTGTTTCATTCTGAAAGTAATGTTAAGAGAGAAGGTTCTATCCTCATCCATTCTATTTAGTTGAATCATCTTACACCCCCATCACATAGCAGAGTGCAGAGAGAGCAGCAGGGATAGCGAATACGGCTACAGTTACGAGGATATACCCCATCATAGTTATTTTAGTTTCTTGGTTCATTGTTTGTACCTCTTGTGAATGGGGAGGAAGCCCTCCCCGGATTGATTGTTTATTCTCCGAGAGTATCGTTATAGATACCTTCGATTACGATTACAGTTTTTAATTTTCTTTCGAGTTCTTGTACTCGGATAATAAGATTACGCTCTTCTTTTACTGTGAGTAAAGTAAATCCGCTATCTCTATCTTCTTCGAATACGTTAAGGATTCTAGTTACTTCTTTGTTAAGTTCGTATTCTGTATAATCATTGTAAAACATTTTGTACCTCTTGTTTGTATCCCTTATTGGATATACTTAACTATACAATAGTTTTTTATAGTATTGCATCAATAAAATATACAATTTATCTATTTATTTTGTGATATATTGCTATCGTATCGGAGGTAGCGATATGAAAACTACACAAGAAAGATTGAAAGAATCAGATATTTTATGGTATCGGTACGTAATTCCTACGGTGCAAACACGATTCCCTGGACAATGGAGAACCGAGATTGGAACCGAGAGAGATTTAAAAAACGGAATAGACTACACATATACAGAGGGCTCGAAGGAGATTACTATCTCCGCTCGATTATGGAAGTCTAGACCGTGTCAGCATTTCGCTCTACGTTGGAAGAGAACCAAGTATCCAGAGATGGGCTTAGAGATTGCATCCCGCTTGGAGGCTATACGAAAGGGAGAGGAGATATCTGATCTAACTATGGAGGGATTCCTATACTCTGGAAGGCTATGGCTAGCGATAATCGATACCCGTACACTCTATACCGCTATAGATGGATTAATTCCATTTATGAGCGAGTTCACCGTAGAGAATACAGGACCAGAAGACCTTACTATATTTAAGCGTGCTCCGTTCGATCTGTTTACTCCGTATCAGATAGAAAAAATTATCCTGCCCTTAAAAACTGTGCTTTAATCTCATCTACTATCTTGAATATGTGCTGTATCTTAGTCTCCAGAGTAGTAACCTTCTTATCTAGATCGTTAATCTCTTGGACTAGTTCTCTACGGATTGCATCTTCCCTCTCGTACATATCGGAGATAACTTTATCGTATCGAGCCCTAATATCTGCTTCCCGCTTATCTTGTTTGAGTTCGCGCTCATCAGCGCGCTTTTGTAACTGTTGATTCTGCATGTACAGAAAATAAGCGAAGGCTATATTTGCACCTCCGTTAAGAAGGATATTGATTAAGGGCTCTTCCATTACAAACTCCAAGCGATTATACCAGATGCAATAGCAGAACCCATTATTCTGAGAGAATCCATGGTTAATAAATCTGTATGAGTATCCATAAAAAGAGGCTCTGAGCAGATAGCAATCGGAGCACCTACTCCTCTAATTGTAAAATGAGCGTTCTTGGTCCAATCGCTAGGAGTACACTTCTTAGGTAGACATCTTACTAAGCCTGGGAGTTCTGCTTCTCGCATCTTGTCACATATTGCAGAGGCTAACTTACTTCCTGCATCCGATCCCATATGGAAAAAACTAGCATAGTCTCCTCCTCCTGCATTGAGATGGAGGGCTAAATATACTTGTTTTTCGTTCTTAAATTTTTTGGAGTATTCGTTTACTCGCTTGTGTCTCTCCGCATAACTACCATCACAGATAGGAAGAACCTTAACTCCGTTCTCTAGTAACTTCTCTTCTATCATAAGAGAGAGATACCCAGTATATAGAGCCTCCATCCCTAGTCCGAAAGGTTCTGGAGGATTCTCTACACTTGCTCCCCGTGAGTGGATTCTATTGGCTTGGCCTGCGTGCTGTCTATCTAGGAAAACTATCATAAGGGTAATATACTCCGATAATCTATGAAAGGAGGGAAAGATTATTTCCTAATCGATACTAGAGGATTATCCTCGATATGTAGAACATATCTCCATCGATTATCACTCCATGACTTACTAACTATCTGACATTTATGATCCGTTAATCCGACTCTCTCAGAAGTAATAGATACAATATCTCCGAGGTCTAGATATCCATACTTCGGAGAAGCAGATATCTCGATAGCGTAATTTCCTAGAGCATGGGCTCTAATCTTATCTCTAGCAATCCGGATAGCAGTCTGCAGATCGTATACGAAGGGAGCCTCTATAACCTTCTCTCGAATTCCATATCGAGTATAACTAATATAAGCAATCGGATCTCTATATTTAAGAGGTTCATCTTCTAGCAATAGGGGATCAATAGTAACTTGAGATCTGTACGCTCCTGTCATGCCTGCGTATGAGAATCGGATGGTAATCTTATTGATAATCTCACCTTCCAGAGGAGTTAATGGAGAGATTATCTCTATTTCTCCGCTTTCTATCAGATGATGAGAGGGGATTATCTCTTGGGAGTATGTATAGAGATTAAGGGCTACTTTTATTCCATTCCTCCCATTACTACCATAATAGGTAGCATGCTCCATATATTCTGCTGTATCCAATCCAAAGCAGGTATATCCAGATCGTTAACAAATCCTCCGAACTTATACCGATCTAGCACAGGAGCGAGCCCA